AAATGATGATAAAGTATGGAAACTTATAAAAGAAAAAGCCCTTACAGGCTATTCTGTGGAGGGTCTATTCGCAGAAAAATCAGTTTTCTCAAAAGAAGACAAACAAATAAACCAAATAAAACAATTACTTAAATCAATAAAAGATTATGACAAGTAAAGAAGCAATCAAAAGAATTATGAATATTCTATCTTTTTCAACTGAAAAATTCTATGAGTCAAAAACCGAGCAAGGTGTGGCTATGAAAATGGAAGATGAATTAGAGGTAGGAAAAGTTCTTTATGTTGTAACTGACGAAGGTATGATTCCTGCTCCAAGTGGTTCTCACAAAATGGAAGATGGCACTGAAATCGAAGTTGATGAAATGGGTTCTGTTTCTAAAATCAAAATGGGTGATTACACCTATGAAACTGAAGATGAAAAATCTGAGGAGAAAAAAGAAAAAGAAGACATGATCGATGAAGAAATGGCTGAATCCAAAGAAATGGAAATCCAAATGGAAGATGGAGACATCAAACTAAAAGACGGAGGAGTTCTTAGATTAGCAAGCGATTCTATGGAGTCTGGCGTATTAGTTAAAAAAGTCGGTTATGATGGCACTTTATCAGCAATCTCTGATGGAACTTATGAAACAAGTGGAGGTAAGATGTTGAATATTGTTGGAGGTCAAATTCAAGGCGTTCAATCAAAAGCAGCATCAGAAGCCAGAGGTGGTAAGTTCGTGGAGGCAAAAACTGCTGAGGGAGCAATCGTTGATTCCCCAACTTATGATGTTGGAGAACCAATCGAATTAGTAAAAGAAGATGGTGAAAAGGTAAAAGCACCAGATGGAGAACACCAAGTGATGTTGAAAGATTCCGAAGGAAAAGAAGTCAAAATCAGAGTTATGGTGAAGGACGGAATGATTGTAGAGAGAGAAAATGTAGAAGAGAAGGCTGATGATTTTTCAGCACTTGCTGAAGCATTCGCTACAACAATCAAGCGTTTGGAAACCAAACTTGATGAGATGGCTAAAAAGAATGAGGTTCTTGAAGCAAAGTTTAGAAAATTCTCCAATGAACCTGCTGGTTCAAGAGTATTAAAAAATCAACCAATAAACAACGATTCTGTTTCCTCCACTTATAGTAAGGTAGAAGGATTTAGAAGGTTACGAGAGAGTATGTCTCGATAATTAAATAAAAATAAAATAAAAAATAAGATGAAAAAAAATCTTTCAAAATTGAATTTCAGTTATGATTTGGGTGGTCTTACAAGTTATGTAGATCAGTTAAACTCTGACATCATTTCAGAAGCGGTATTGTCCCCTGTAACAATGGATTATGTGAATGTCCAAGTTGGTATCAAAGGAACAATGAATGTCAATTTGCTTTCTGAAACTCTTTCTGTTCAAACAGGAACAACTTGCGGATGGAACAACGCAGGAACAGTAGAATTTACAACTGCTCCAATCACAGTTCAAGCATTAAAAGTAAATCAATCACTTTGTCTTCAGGAATTGAACACTCTTTGGTTAGGTCAGTATTTGAACGCTGGTTCATATAACGAGCAGGCTCCATTTGAGCAGGCTATCATCGACTTGCAAACGCGCCAAATCAAGCGTTTCAACGAAGATCTATTGTGGAATGCTACATCAGGATCTTCAACATTCTCTGGTTTCAAACAACTTTTCGCTAACACTGCTGGTGTTGTTACATTGACAGGTCAAACTGCTTTATGTTCTGTAACAGGTTCTTCTGCTGTTGAAAAAGCAAATGCTGTATTGGCTCAGGTTGATAACCTAATCAATTCTATGGATAGAAACATCTATTCAAGAGAAGACATTGTTATCTTTATGAGTGAGCAACAGTTCAAGTGTTACTTGACTGCTGTTAGAAATGTAAATAATTTCTACATTGACTCATCTGTAAATAAATTAGGTTCTGTTCATACAATATTACACCCACAAACTAATTACAGAGTGGTAGGGGTACCAGGTTTGAATGGTTCTAACCTTATCGTGTTAGGTCCTCAGCAGTATTTCCTTGTTGGAACTGACTTGACTTCTGACGAAGATTCATTCAGAGCATGGTGGTCTCAGGACTTCCAAGAGGTAAGAATGATGGTCGCTTGGAAATTGGGTACTGCTCTAGCGTTCCCTCAGTTCTTCGTAACTAACGGATTGGCTTAATAACCAACAAATTATGTGGAGGGGATAAATACCCCTCCACTTTTATAAAAATAAACAGAAAAATATAACTATACATATAATGGCTTGTAATTTAACAGCAGGTATCCAACTTGGATGTAGAGACAACACAGGTGGTTTAGCAACTTTGTGGATCACAGATTATACAAATGTGACATCTCTTACTCAAAGCACAGGTGATACCATTACTGCAATATCAGGAACAGGAACATTTTATGAATTCCAACTTATTAGAACTTCATCACAACTAACTGAAACAGTGAATGCTTCGTTAGAAAATGGTACAGTTTTCTATCAAGGAGAAATCGTAACTTATTTCAACAAACTTGGTCAAGACAAGAGAAACATCTTGAAGACCCTTGCTCAATCTCAGAGATTAGCAATTGTGGCGGAAGATAATAATGGACAATATTTCTATTTGGGTCAAACCTACGGATGCTTTATTTCGGCTGGAACCTCAGTCACAGGAAAAGCTTTGGGAGATGCGAACGGATACAATATGACATTCCAATATCTCGAACCAAATCCAATGAATCAACTGTCAGGTTCCTTAGCATCAATCGCTCAGGGTATCACAGTTCAAGGATAATAAATGAATATTCAACATGGGGAGCAAACACTCCCCATGTTATATTTAATTGATATGCTGATAATCAAAACCAAACAGAGAAATTCACTTGTTGTAACGGTATCACAAAACTCAACGATTCCAAATCCTGAGTGGTTATTCTCTTTTACACACATTTTTTCTAAACAACAAGTTAGATTTATTCCGACTGATATATCTGTTTCAAGAAGCAGATATGATGAGTTTGAATTTATTGAAGGAACTGGTGTTGGTGAGATTGCCTTCCCGTTCGAAGGTCAGTACAACTATGGAATTTATCAACAACCTGCTGGATCGGGGAACTTAAATCCATCATTATCAGATGGTGCCGTTGAATATGGAACAGCGGTTGTACTTGTATCATCAGCAGACACAACAAATGATTATTATATTGAGTTTATTTCTGACAATGAATTTAACTCAAATTATATATTCGCGCCAAATGAGTTGAATCCTCCAACACCAACTGGAACACAAATTTTAACACCAACTCCAACTCCAACAAATACCGCTACTCAAACTCCAACACCAACTCCAACATCAACTCAAACTCCAACACCAACTCCAACATCAACTCAAACTCCAACACCAACTCAAACAGGGACTCCAACACAGACACCAACAAATACTGCTAGCAATACTCCAACTCCAACTGGAACACCAACTCAAACTCCAACAAATACTGCTAGTCAAACTCCAACTCAAACAGGAACTCCAACACAGACACCAACAAATACCGCTAGTCAAACTCCAACTCCAACTGGAACTCCAACTCAAACTCCAACAAATACTGCTAGTCAAACTCCAACTCCAACAAAAACTCAAACTCCAACTCCAACCATAACTCCTACCAATACGGAAACTCCTACTCAGACACCAACTAATACTTCAACTCCAACGAATACTCCGACCATTACTCCAACCAGTAATCCTTTTTGCGGGGAGCAAGTAATAATAAGTGAAGGAACATCAAATATGACGGCATTTGACGGAACTTATGATAGAGTTTATGTTTGGACTGGTGGAACTATGAATTACGCTTATCGTCAGCAAACATCATCAACTTTTATTACAGGAACAGCACCAAACTCATTAGACTATGTTGTGTATAAAGAACAATCATCAAATAGATTTATCACACGATTTTTCAATTCAACTACCGATAGAGGATGGTTTTTTTATACTGGCACAACCTCCACTTTTGGTAGTCCAAACACTGGATTAGTAGTATATGGATTCACAGACACTACCTCAAACGGAACTGAAAGATATATTAGAAGTGGATTAAATCAAAGTAATGTATTTATTGGTTCTAATTTTTACGCTTCGTATCCGAGTGTTTGTCCTACTACGACACCAACTCAGACACCTACACAAACACCAACAAATACTCCAACAAATACTGAGACACCAACTCAGACCCCAACTAATACCACTACACAAACTCCAACAAATACTGCTACACAAACAGGGACTCCAACTCCGACTCCAACTCAACCATTAGGTTCTGCTGAAGCGATTGATTACTTGAATAGGGTTGTAACATCAGGGGGAACTGTGAATTCAACTGCATCGGGAGCAACCATAACAATGTTTAATTCATTATTCTCTAATAACTTATGGGATAAGATAACCGCATTCTATCCTGTATTGGGTGGTGTCGCAGCATCTCATTCAATAAACGCAAAATCTTCTGGTGGAACTTATGATCTTGTATTCAATGGTGGATGGACACATACCGTAAATGGTATGCAGGGTAATGGAACTAATGGATATGCTGATACATCAATTGCGCCTAGCACAGTATTCGGTACTGGTACTACTCACTTATCTATTTATGTCAATCTTCAAGGAACTGGTGATAGAATTTATGATATTGGATCTAATGATGATGATGGGTCATTGACTAAGATGTTTAACCTTACCGCTAAACGATCATCTGGTACTGGTAATAATACTTTGTTTGACTCTGGTGATTTTCCAGGTGGTAGAGTATCTACAACATCAGAAGCATCAGCATCA